GATGGTAAAGTAGTTAAGTTAGGTGATATAATTGCCTATCATAACGAAACAACCGTAGATTGGTTAGGTGGATTTTTACAAGGTAAATATTCTACTGAAAAATACAATCTATATGGTATGGGTGGAGTATCAAGTATTAAATACTCTTATCATGACCATTTCGCAGTTGATGCTGATGTAGTTAATGCTGATGCTATCACAACTTTCCAAATCAAAGGTGGTGGTGTTTATAATCTTGACGATAGAATGTCTGGATTTGTAAATGCTGGCTATGTTGAGAAACCGCCTATGTTGGATAATGTGATTGCCTATGATGGTACAGTTGCTACTAATCCCGATAATGAGAAATATACAAGTTTCGAATTTGGTGGTAAGTATGCAAGTGATAAGGTTGATCTTAAATTGAGTTCATATAACACTCAATGGAAAGATAGAAACCTTACTAAATCTGTAACTACAGGTCAAGGTGACTCAGGTGACACAGACATCATTTATCTTAAAGGCGTAAACCAAAGTCATACTGGAGTTGAAGTTGAAGGTAAAGTCGCACTACATGAAATGGTAGACTTGAATTTGATATTCAGTAAAGGTACTTGGGAGTTTGATGGTGATGCCAAAGGTGATTATCAAGAGATGGAGTATAATGAAGATGGCCAAATTATTGGTCAAAAGACTACTGAATATACTTACGCTCTTGGCGGTCTAATGGTTGGTGATCAACCACAAACAGCTTATGTTGGTGGATTAACCATTAAACCAATCGAAGGACTCAGCATACAGGGCTTGTATAAAATGTATGATGATAACTATGCTGATTGGTCTCCCGATTCTCGTGAAGTTGATGAAGATGGTGCTGATGAAGCTCAAGTTTGGAAAGCTCCTGGCTATTCAAAGCTTGACTTACACGCATCATACAAACTACCTTCAATCGGTGGTTACGATATGACGCTTAGTGCTCATATCTTTAACGCTCTTGATGATGTTTATGTTCAAGACGCAGTTGATAACAGTAAGTACAATGGGTATGGTGATAAACTTCACTTAGCTCATAACGCTGAAGTATTCTTGGGTACGCCAAGATACTACAACGTAGGACTATCTGTTAATTTCTAAAATGTAAAATCAGGGGGATTGAAATATATCCCCCGTTTTGCTAAAAAAACCCTTGACTTATATAGGGTTTTAGTTGTATATTAAGGTATCGGAAATGGGGATGTTATAATCTAAATGTATCAAAATATCTGGTGTGAAAAGAGAGGTGGTAATCAAGTTGAAGTTCATCTATGGGATGATGTTGCTGGTTATCAAAATTTTATATTTAAGAATTATGCTTACGTAAAAGATGGTGGTGGTCAATATCGTTCTATTTACGGGGATAAGTTAAAGAAAGTAACGTATTGGACAGAAGAAGATTTTAAAACAGGCAGAGTATTTGAGTCAGATATACCATTAGATACACGAATACTTTTAGATAGATATTTAGATTCAGATGAGCCATCTAAAGACCATAGGGAATTATTTTTTGATATTGAAGTAGAGGTTACGGATGGTTTTCCTGAACCAACAAAAGCCAATAACAAAGTTACTTCAGTAGCATTTTATACTAAACACGATGAAAAGTATGTAGTTTATGTTTTAGGTGAAGGTCAAAATAAAGTAAAGGATGATGTTGATATTCAGTTCTTTAAATCCGAGTCCGAGTTATTAAAAAGTATTTTACGATATTGGATGAGTGTCAAACCAACTGTAATTACTGGTTGGAATATAAATGGTTTTGATGTACCTTATTTATACAATCGAATATCTAAAGTATTGGGTGAGGAGTTTGCTAATGCTCTTTCACCTATTCAAATTGTAAAGTACAATCCAAACAAAAAGATGTATCGTATTGCTGGTGTTAGTGCTTTAGATTATATGGATTTATATAGAAAGTTTACTTTTACTCAACAATCAAGTTATAGGCTAGACCATATTGGAACTATTGAGGTTGGAATTGGTAAGGTTGAGTATGAAGGCACATTAGATGATTTATATAGAGATGACATTGACAAGTTTATTGAGTATAATTTGAATGATGTTAAGATTGTCAAGGCTCTCGATGACAAACTAAAATTAATAGACTTGGCAAAAGGTGTATGTCATTTAGGTAGGATACCTTATGAAGAGGTTTATTTCAGTTCTCGTTATATTGAAGGTGCGATGTTAGTTTATTTAAAAAGTTTAAATCTAGTAGCTCCAAGTAAAGCCCATGATGTCAGTTATGATGGTTCGGAAGGTAGATATAGTGGTGCTTACGTGAAGAGTCCTGAACCTGGTTGTTATGATTGGGTGTTTGATTTGGATTTGACTTCTATGTATCCATCAATCATTATGAGTTTAAATATGTCTCCCGAAACCAAAATAGGTAAGATTAATGGTTGGGATGCGGAAGAATTTATCAAAGGAGTTACAAAGACATATTCTGTAGAAAAGAATGGTAAGATAATTAGACGATTCAGTAATGGAGAGTTAAAAGATTTCTTCAATAAAAATAATGTTTCAATATCATCCAATGGAGTCATATATGATTTATCCAAGAAAGGTGTTATACCTGCTATCTTGGAAAAGTGGTTTAATGAAAGAGTTGAATATAGAGCATTGTCTAAAAAATATGGTAAAGGGGGCGATGAAGAATTAAGTAGTCATTTCAACAGACGACAACACGTTCAAAAGATTCTACTTAATAGTTTATATGGAGTATTGGGATTATCAGTATTTAGGTTTTATGATATTGACAATGCCGCTGGTACTACAACTACTGGTGTTAAGTTAATTCAATTTACCGAAAAGGTTACGAATAATTATTATAATAAAATACTCAAAGATGATAAAGACTATTGTATTTATACCGATACTGATTCGGTATTCTATAGTGCTTTACCATTGGTCAAAAACAGATTACCAAATGCCGATACAACTGATGATAAGTTTATGACAGAACAAATTCTTGATATTGCTTCAGAGGTTCAAACATATATTAATAAGTCATATGATTACTTTGCTAAAAACTTCTTGAATATTCAAGGCGACCATCGTTTTGAGATTAAACAAGAGATGATTGCCAAGAGTGCATTTTGGGTTACCAAGAAAAGATATGGTCAATGGATTATTAACGATGGCGGTGTTCCATGTGAAAAACTTGATGTTAAGGGATTGGATATTGTCAGAAGTTCATTCCCACCCGCATTTCGTGATTTTATGACAAAGGTATTGAAAGCTATATTGGCTAAAGTCGATAAAGAAAGAATTGATGAGTTTATTTTGGATTTTAAAAAGAGTCTAAATGACCACGATATTACAAACATATCTTTACCAAGTGGTGTCAAGGGTATAAAGAAATACACGAAGAAAAAGACAAAACTTGGGTTTCAAGGTAAGTCTATGTTTACCGAAATGGAAAAGGGTGCGCCAGTTCACGTTAAGGCATCAGTTATCTATAATGATTTATTAAAACATTTTAAAGTCAATAATCATGAGCAGATTAGAAATAGTAGTAAAATCAAATGGGTATATTTGAAAGACAATCCATTTAATATCGATGCCATAGCTTACAAGGGTTATGATGATCCTAAAGAGATTATGGATTTTATTGCTCAGTATATAGATAGGGATAAGTTGTTTGATAAAGCCCTAAAGAAGAAAATAGAGTTATTCTATGAGAGTATGAAGTGGGATATGCCCATTGATAAAAAAACTTCAATTGAAAGGTTTTTTTGATTGACTTTAATGAAAAAAATTCGTATATTAACACATAATAGGAGTAGTAACAATGAATAAAATAGTATTGGATACTTTTATCCAAAAATACAATCTTGGCGGAAATGTAAATTCTGTCAAATGGGAATCAAGTGGAGATACATTGTCCACTAGGTTTATTTCACCAGACAAAAGTCTATTGGGTGAATTAACTTTGTCAAAACAAACTTTACCAGAGTTTGAAGTGGGTGTTTATGACACACCATTGTTGTCAAAGATGTTAGGTACTTTAGCTGATAGTATTGATTTCAGTTTAATAACACCACCAAGTGATGATGAACAACCAGTAGCATTTCACCTAACAGATTCAGTTATTTCAGCTGATTATGTTTTGGCTGCTATTGGTGTCATACCAGATGTACCTGAATTAAAGAACATACCTGAGTTCAATACACTTGTGAATATCGATAGTCAGTTTATCAATTCATTCATTCGTGGTAAAGGTGCTTTGGCTGATGTTGATACATTTGCTATTAATCCAGTAGATGGTGGAGTTGAGTTTGTAATTGGATATAGTGATATTAATTCAAATCGTATTAGTATTAAGGCACAAAGTGGTGCGGTTAATATGACGGATTCAATCGTCTTTAATGCTAATCTGTTTAAAGAACTTTTAAATGCTAATAAAGAGTGTTCAAAAGCAACACTTCAAATTAGTGATAAAGGTTTGGCTCATATCGAGTTTAACGTTGATGACTTCAATGTTAAATATTGGTTAGTTTCACAACAGGTTTAATATGGAATCACATGGATTATGGGTTGAGAAATACAGACCACAAGATTTATCAACATATGTTGGTAATGAACATCTTAAATCAAAAGTAGAGAGGTTTATAAATGATGGAAATGTCCCACATTTACTTCTATATGGTAGAGCTGGTGGTGGCAAAACCACACTTGCTAAGATTATTGTTAATAATCTTGAGTGTGACTATTTATATATTAATGCATCGGATGAAAGAAACATAGATTTGGTTCGAGACAAATTGAAGACATTTGCTTCTTCAATAGGTTTCAAACCAATGAAAATAGTTATACTTGATGAGGCCGATTACTTAAATGTAAATTCTGCTCAACCAGCTCTACGTAATCTAATGGAAACCTTTTCTGCTCATTGTCGATTTATTTTGACTTGTAATTATGTGGAAAAGATTATCGATCCTATACAGAGTCGTTGTCAAACTTACAAAATAATACCACCAAGTAAGAAAGAAGTTGCTCTTCACGCTAAGACTATCTTGGAGAAAGAGAACATATCTTTTGACTTGGATGATTTGGCACTCGTGGTAACTGCAGGTTATCCTGATTTACGAAGGGTAATCAATGAGTTACAGAGAATGTCAATAGATGGTAAGTTGAAGATTGACAAAGACGGAATGTTACATAATGAGTTTAAACTTCAGTTTTTAGAGATGATTAAAAATAATTCTGATATCAGAGCAATTCGTAAATTGATTGCGGATAGTGGTTTTAGTGACTACACGGAATTATTTAGGTTTCTCTATGATGAAGTTGAAAACATAACAAGTGATAAGATGCCTGATGTTATATCAGAAATATCAAAGGGTGCCTATCAAGACGTATTAGTAGTGGATAAGGAAATTAACTTTATTGCTACCGTATCAAGCATATTGGAGAAATTAAAATGAGTACAAAACCAATGAAACCATTATCAAAACAACAAGTTCAGGTAGATTTACAAGAAGCAGAAACTATGACTTGTCTGGAATGTAATAATAAGATTTTCATTCAAGGATATGTCATAAAGAAAATATCAGCAATTATGTCACCAACTGGCGAAGAAGTTATAGCACCAGTTCAAGTCTTTAATTGTGGAAATTGTGGTGAGATACTACCATTAAATGAGATAAATGAACTTATTTAGTTGGATTAACGAACTATTTGTCGGTAAACGAGATTGGGATAGTTTTTCGGATGCCGACAAAAAGAAGTTTAGTCCATTTATGGTAAATCGTTATTTGAGTATGGGTGAAGATTTTTTACCTTTTGTAAATTACTTTCAGAAGTACACGATAGAAGTTATGCCACATAAAGCCGTGTATCAATTTTATTGTAGTTTACTACCAAAGAAAAAGACTTACTTGAAGTATATGAGTGGTAAGAAAGAAAGGACAAATGATTCAGTTGTTCCTTTTATAATGAAGTATTTTGAAATAAGTAAACATCAGGCTGCTGAATATTATGATTTGATGTCAAAAGAAGAGTTAATATTGTTAGTGAAAAAGTTTGGAAAATCCGATAAGGAAATAAAGAAGATGAAAATTAGATGAGTAAGCTATGGATGGCTTTGGGTATATCATTATTAGGTCATGTATGGGCTTGGTTTCATATGCAAGGTCAGTTTAAATATGAATGGGCAAAAAGTATGTGGTGGGTTATATTAGGTGGAATTCCAATTAGTCTTGCTTTTTGGTATGGAACTAAATGGTATTATGAATATTTTGGAAATTACTGGTACGTAAGACCAATTGGATTTGGAATGGCTACAATAGTTTTTACCATATTGACTTATTTGGTTTTACATGAAGTACCCGACACCAGAACTATAATCAGCTTAATTTTATCAGTTATCATTATAGCAATACAATTATCACACTTAATCATAAAATAGGAAAAGTTATGAATATAAAAGAAAGAGAAATTGAACAAACAGTTAAAGATCCCGCCGATGATCCAGAAAGAAAAGAATTTTCTGTAGTCGAACAAATGGAACGGGAATGGCCTGAGATGACTAAAGAGTTCAAGCGATTACAAAGAGAGCAGTATGAATTGTTCTGTCAAAAACAGCAATCATATGGGCCAGGTAATATATCTGTTGGAACACAATTACAAACAAAAGAAGATATAAAGCTATCTCTTACTGGACTCTGGTTCAGGATTAATGACAAATGCCAGAGATTAAAAACAATGATAATGAACGATATTGAGAATACGGATGAGCCAATGGCAGATGCATATTTAGATATGTCTAATTATGGTATAATGGCAACAATCGTAAAAAATGGAAAATGGGGTAAATAATGAACGAAAAATATTGGGGTGAAAAGAAAGTACTCACGAAAAAAGACATACAAGTGAATGGTGGTAAACCAGAAAAGCATATAGCAGTTCATGAAAATAGGATTTATTACTACGCTGGTGTCAGTAGAGAGAGTGCAGTAGAATTAAA